ATCTTCAGTGCCACTGGCACAAGCGTTGCGATGAACATCGATGCAGCCGTAATCGACAATTCGGTTATCGGTGGCACAACTGCTGCTGCGGGATCGTTCACCACGCTCACAGCAACGAGCAATCTTTCAGTCGATGGCGGAACCATCAAGCTCGATGGTAATTATCCGACGGGTACATCAAACGTAGCTTTGGGTGACACTGCGCTTGATAGCGTACAAGCTGGCGGTAATTACAATGTTGCGGTTGGTGCAGAAGCGGGTACTGCGATTACTACTGGAGATAGTAATGTGGCACTTGGATATGCAGCTTTAGATGCCAATACAACAGGAAATTATAACATTTCTTTAGGCGCACACTCTTTAAGTGCAAATACAACAGCAAACTACAATATCGGTATTGGTTATGCAGCTTTAAATGTAAACACCACAGGCGCAAGTAATGTCGCGGTTGGTGGAAATGCTCTATCAGCAAACACCACAGCTTCGAACAACACAGGAATTGGCCATGCTGCTCTAACAGCAAATACCACAGGAACAGAAAACGTAGCCGTTGGTAAAAGCGCTGGCGCAGCATTAACTACAGGCTCATATAATACAGCATTAGGAGCATCGGCATTAGATGTTGCAACCACAGGCGCAAGCAATGTTGCGGTTGGAAACAACGCTCTCGGAGCAAATACCACTGCTAGTAATAACACCGCCATTGGAACAGATGCACTGCTTTTAAACACGACAGGTTCCGCTAATGTAGCGGTAGGTCAGGGCGCACTAGACTCTAACACCACAGCTTCAAACAACGTAGCGGTTGGAAAGTCAGCTTTAGCAGCAAACACCACAGGGTCTTCACTTGTAGCAATAGGTCTGTCAGCATTAGCAGCAAACACAACTGCAAACGACAACATTGCTATAGGCTCTGAAGCAATGGCAGCCAATACCACAGGTACGGGCAATATAGCGATAGGTCCCAATGCCTTAGATGCCAACACAACTGCTTCATACAACACAGCAATTGGACCAGCAGCATTGGGAGCAAACACCACCGCAGATTACAACACTGCAATTGGTTATAATGCTTTATTAGCAAACACCACAGGAGATTGGAACGTAGCTGTAGGTAGCGAGAGCTTTGATGCAAATACAACTGGTTCAAATAGTGCTGCTTTAGGTGCTAGGTCTTTAAGCGCAAACACAACAGGCGGTTCAAATACAGCACTTGGTTATGGAGCATTAAGATACAACACCACAGCATCTTACAACACAGCCCTTGGTAAAAGTGCTTTAACAGCAAACACCACAGGAGCCGTGAACACTGCTATTGGTAACGATGCAATGGAAGCCAATACAACTGGTGCAGACAATACGGCAATAGGCGGAGGTGCTTTAGCATCAAACACCACAGCATCCAACAACACCGCAGTTGGTAGGTCAGCTTTATTAGCAAACACCACAGGTGACGTAAATGTCGCAGTTGGCTCTTTAGCTTTAGATACGAATACCACAGGCTCAAGTAATGTTGCTATGGGAGTTCATGCTTTAGGTAATAATACCACAGCTTCTTTTAATACATCCATTGGTCATAGTTCTATGATTTCAAACAGCACAGGTGCTTATAATACAGCGCTTGGCTCTTTAGCTTTAGACGCAAATACCACTGCTTCTAACAACACCGCAGTTGGTTATGATGCTTTAGGTAACGCAACAACAGGCGCAGAGAATACATCTATGGGTGTTAGTGCAGGCGGTGCTGTGACAACAGGCGGTAGCAACACTTTATTAGGTAGAAGTGCAGGAATTTCTATACAATCAGGTGGTCATAATACTCTTATAGGTCACTCCGTAGACGTAGCACATGATACATCTAATGGTATCGTATTAGGTGTAGATGTAACTGGTACTGATAATACTTTTAAGTTTGGTAAAACCAGTAATGTTGTATCAAATACATTTACTTCTGATGCCAACTGGTCAAGGTCTTCCGATGAAAGAATTAAACAAGACATTAACGAGGATAAGCTTGGTCTTAACTTTATTAATGATTTAAGGACTGTAACTTATCGTTGGAAACCTTCTAATGAAATACCACAAGAGTTAAATGACTACAGCGAAGAAAACCAAAAAGACACTGAAGTAGTTATGCACGGAATGTTGGCTCAAGAAGTAAAGGCAGCTTTAGACAAGGAAGGCATAGATACTTTTGGTGGTTGGTCTGAAAACGATGATGGTATGCAGAATATTTCCAGAGAAATGTTTGTAATACCACTCATTAAAGCAGTCCAAGAACTCTCGGCAGAAGTCGAGGAATTAAAATCTAAATCACACGATAAGTGTGACAATAACGAGGAATAAAAAATGGCAACAGTAAGTGAAGTCTTAACAGCAGCTACAGACAGCGTAACTTTAATCAATGCAATCAACACAGATGCTTCTGCGGTAGATGCAGTTGAAGGTATGACACAAGCTGAAATAAACGAAGTGGTGCAACGTAATGTTGATCACATCGAAATTATTTTAGAGTATGCGCCTGTTGATTCAGACGATGAAACACCTGACGTTAAAGGCTCTAGTGATAGCAAAACAGCTTACACAGGCGCAGTGACCACTGGTAAAGCGTACATTGCAGCGAATTAATCATGGCC